CCAATTATACCAACCGGAAAACGATGGTAGTCGTGCTTGACGCCTGTGAAAAATATCCGGTCGGGTATGCCATTGGTGATCATGAGTCGCCCGCGCTTATCCGTGAAGCATTGCGGAATGCGGTACAGCATGGGAAGGAACTGTTTGGAAACCGTTATAAGCCTTTACAACTACAAAGCGACAATTATCAGAAGAAGGTGATGGTTCCTTTCTATGAAGCTATGACCAAATACTATACACCGGCCGCTTTGGGCAATGCGAAGTCCAAAATAATAGAACCCTATTTCAAGCACCTGAACGTCGAATACTGCCAAAAACAGGCGAACTGGTCGGGTTTCGGTATCACTGCCGACAAAGATAACCAGCCCAATTTGGAAGTATTAAACCAAAACCACAAGTTCATCCCGGATGAAGCCACCGTTATTGCACAATTAGAAGCTATCATAGCGCAGGAACGGGCAAAGAAGATAGATGCTTACCGCGTCGCATGGGAACGCACCGAAGAAGCCCGTAAAATGCCTTTCGGGATTGAGGAATACTTGATGCTCATGGGGGAAACTACCGGACGCACGAATAAAATAACGGGAGCAGGACTGTTTATCGAGTTCATGGGCGAACGGATGTGTTTCGATAGCTTCGACCTTTCTCTCCGCGACCATTATAACGAGGACTGGATAGTACGCTTTGACCCGGATGACATGAGCCAGGTGCTCGTATCAAACGCCAAACGCCTGAAGTCCGGCCGTGTCGACAAAGAGATCGGTACACTGCAATACATACTGCAACGCGACATCAAAGTTCCGATGGCTTTGGTTGACCAGAAACCGGAACATTTTGAATACCGGACGCGTGTAGACAGATTCAACAATAAAATGGCGGAAACGGTAAAGGAGAAGGTGAAAGACGTAGACAGGCGGATCACCACCATTTGCCAGCGTATCCCCGAAATAGCTTCCGGAACGGTTCTTGACCGCTACCTGATAACTGACAGCTTGGGGCAGCACAAGGATGTACGGTCAAAAATGAGGGATGACGCCATGGACGCGGATTTCACAGAGGTAACCCAACATATCACCCGGCAAAGTGTAGTAACGGCTTCCACCGGAACGGATGATGAAGACTACGACTACAATCCGTTGGACATGAATTTTTCAAGATGATTTAAAGTACATTTAAAAACGATAGATTATGGATACACAAAGTTTGAAAGCATACATTGAGAAACTGGTAAAACGCGGATCATCCGGTGCCGAACTGGCACGCAAATGCGGCATATCAGATACGGCGATGTCACAATTCCGTTCGGGAAAATACGGGGCTAAGGAGAACGCCATTGCCGAGAAGATAGCCTCCGGACTCAATTACTACGAAAACGCATGGAATGTGGTGGAAAGCGTGACAAGCTATCAACAGATACGCACCGCTTTCATAGCCGCCCGAAAGAACAGCCGTTGGATTTGCGTCTCATCACGCAGCGGAAGCGGAAAGACACAATCACTGATCGACCTTTACAACATCAGTTCGGATAATTCAGTGGTCTATCTGAAATGCCGGAAATGGACAGCCCGCAAGTTCCTCACCCGCCTTGCCGTTTGCCTGGGCGAAGAAGTCACCCGCCATATGGACAATGACGACCTGATAGACGTTATCGTCTCTCACTTTAACCGTATGGCGGACAAAAAGCCCCTGCTCATACTCGACGATGCCGGGAAGCTGACACACAGTGCCCTTTGCACGCTGATCCCCATCTATGACGACACGCTCCACCGTATGGGCGCCTTGGTGGCCGGTACGGAAACACTGGAAAGGAATATCAAACGCTATGTCGGGCGTATCGAGGGATACGACGAACTGGACGGACGTTTCAGCCGTAACTACATCTCCCTGCTGGGAGCCACAAAGAAAGACGTACTGGCCATTTGTGCCGCTAACGGTATCAGTTCCAGGGAGACCGGACAATATATCTGGGGAAAGCTGGACAAACGGCGGAAGGAACCGGTGGAAGGCAGCGGCAAGTCCTACGACTTTGTCGATGACCTACGCGAATTGAGCGGCATGATTGAGGCGGAACTGATTCGTGAACAGATAGAGCGCGGTGAACTGGCATGAAAGTATGGAGCTTGAAAAACCTTGAGGACATCCGCCACGAATATATCGATTTCGACGGAGAGTGGTATCAGGCATTCGGCCGTCCGGAGAAATCCGGCTGCTGGATTATCTACGGGAAGTCCGGGCAGGGAAAAAGCTCTTTTGCCCTGCAACTGGCCCGGAAACTGGATGAAATGGGAATGCGTGTGCTTTACCTCACGCTGGAGATGGGAGGATCTACGGATTTCCTTGAATCTGTCCGTGACGTGGGGATGCGTAGCGACATCAATCGGATCATCTTCTCGGACGATACCACGTTTGAGGATCTGGACGGATATCTGAGTAAACAACGGAGTGCGGACGTGATTATTATCGACTCCGTGCAGTATTTTACAGACCAATGCGGAGTGAAAGCGGACGAGATCATCAGTCTGCGCAAGAAATATCCTCGAAAAGTATTCATCTTCATCTCCCATGTGGACGGGAAAGAGGTGGAGGGACAAGCCGCCTACCGGGTAAAGCGTGACAGTTTCAAACGTATCTACGTACAAGGATTCAAAGCCACGTTCGTAGGTCGTGGCAAAGGAGGCCCACGCGGATTTTTTATCATTTGGGCAAAAGGATATCAGGAATACCATTTAAAAAACATAGAAATCAATGGAACAGAAGAAGAGCACCAAGAGGCCGATTAGCACCGGCCTGATAGGACACCTGCACGGGCTGTACACCCGCTACGGTCTGGACGAGGAGACACGCCGCGGCATGATTCTCGACCTGACGAAAGGCCGCACCGACAGTACCCGTGACCTGACATACTACGAGGGACAATACCTTTCAGGATATATCCAGGGCGCGGCCCACGAGAACCGTGACCTGACCATCGGGGAAAGGGGAATCAAACGTCAACGCTCCGGAGTGCTGGTACGTCTGCAAAAACTGGGAATAGACACCACCGACTGGGACAGCGTGAACGCCTACCTCTGTGACAAACGGATAGCCGGAAAACCCCTTTACAAACTTGACAGTGAGGAACTGCAAGCGGTCATCCGGCGGCTTGAGCAAATATTAAAGACACGGAACCAATGAAAGAAAAGAAATTTTTCTCCAATAACGAAAGTGCGGAGCAGATGCGCATCAACCGCATCGACAAGATACTCGACCGCCTTGACCGCATCCCCCGTGAACTGGACGGGATAAACGAGAAACTGTACAACCCCGGAGGTTTCACCCGCGACGAATACGCACGCCTGGTAGACCGCCGCAGCGCCCTCTACATAGAACAGGAAAGACTGGAAAAGGAAGCGAAAGAGGTATATCATCTGAAAGGAATTTAAAAACTATTTATAAACCATTTAAAAACCAATTATTATGGACATCAGTAATTTATCAAAAGAAGAGAGGGCGGAACTGCTACACGCACTGAAAAAGCAGGAAAAGGAGGACAGCATCAACCGCCGTGAAGCGTACGAGACATTACGCCACCAGTTCGCTTTCGATGTGGAAAGCAAACTGATGCCTGTCGTGAACAACGTGGCGGGGTTCCGTGAGTGGCTGGAATCCGAAAGCGGGGCGTTCCGCAACGTCATGCGTGACTACGGACAGTTACGGCGTGGCGAGGAACAGGCCAGTTTCTCGGTAGTGGACGGGAATTTCAAACTGGAGGTGAAGAGCAACAAGGTGAAAAGCTTCGACGAACGGGCGGACATGGCGGCCGAACGCCTGATCAACTACCTGAAAGACTATGTAGGTCGTACTGATAAAGGAGTAGACGATCCTATGTATCAACTCGCCATGACACTGCTGGAACGGAACAAGCAGGGTGATCTTGATTACAAGTCCATCAGCAAACTGTATGAGCTTGAATCTCGCTTTGATGAGGAGTACGCCGCCATCATGCAGCTGTTCAAAGAAAGCAATGTGGTGTATAAAACAGCCGTCAACTATTACTTCTACAAACGTGACGAGAACGGAGTATGGCGACGTGTCGAACCCTCATTCTGCCGGTTATGATCATAGCGGTGGATTTTGACGGGACGATCGTCCGCAGTAACTACCCTGTCATTCTGGGTGAACAGCCTTATGCGGGGGAAACACTCCGGGCGCTCCACTCGCAAGGGCACAAGATCATCATCTGGACCTGTCGTACCGGAGACCGGTTGCTGGAGGCCATCAACTGGCTGTTGGAACACCGCATCCCCTTTTCCCGCATCAACGACCATGATCCTGAGAATGTAGCCAAATATGGCGGTGAAGCCGGAAAGAAGATATACGCGCACGTCTATAT